GCCACCATGATAGGCTTTGGGATCTGTATCCATCTCTACTGGCTCAGGGATTGTCAGTTCCTCGTGAGCGATAGCACCCGGCAAACAAACAAAGGAAGTACGAGTTCCAGCGATGTCTACACCAGCACCTGTATTTAGCTTAGTCAGCTCAGCGCCCATTAGGGACTGATTTGCACGAGTCTGTATCAGACGGAACTTGCCCTGGAACAAAGTATTGAAAGAGATGTTGCCGTCCTGTACGCGGTCATCATCGATCAAGTTGGCGCTTCGCAGTGAAGCCATTACAGCAGGGTTTACGATAAGGTAAAAGAACTCAGGCTCGTAGTCTTTGTAAGCCATCCCAACGGCGTTCAGGAATGCATTAGCTCGTTGTGCGCCCATATTTCCGGCAGTTGCGTCAGTTACCACAGCACTGCCCAGGTCTACGTAAAAGCCATAGCGCTTGTCTGTTGGGTCATTCTCGAATGTCTGACCACCGAGCCCTGCTTGACCTGACGCAACGCCTGTACCCAGAAGAGCTTCCGAGATGGCAACGCCTTTCAGAACCGACAAAAGTCCATCGTGGGTGTCTTGAGCACGTAGCTCGCCCCAGTCCCTGCCATATTTCTTTAGGCCGTCGCTCTGAGTGACTACTTGCTTCATATTAACTTTCATTGCACCTGAAGTACGGACTGTCTTGATATAGTTCAAGAACTCTGAACCGTAGTCAGTACGATTACCGGGTGTAGCGTCAACAATACTTGCAACGTTGATGACAGGATTCATCGGCTTGAACCAACGTAACTGTCCCATGAAAGTTTCTGTATCTTTGTTAATCAGAGGATTAGAGCCGACTAGGCCCGTGCTGTTTAGCTTTTTGGCAGTCGTATAGGCTTCGTCTGAATATGCACTAAGTACGGATTGGAGTGCGTAGTTGTCAGCACCTGGGATATTTGTAGATGGCATTGTTAAGATCTCTTTTAGAGCCTAAGCTGTCCTTTGCGCGCCAGCGCCAGTGCCTCTTCTTGAGACAGATCAAAGACGCTTTCTTTCTTGGCTGTGCCTGGAGGCTTGGCAGTGGTTGTAGGTTTAGCACCTGAGTTAGCTTTTGGCTTAAACAAGAATTTATTGTCTTCGTCTTCCGAGAAAGACTTAACAAAATCTTCTAATGAATTGCCATTTTTAGCCTTCCAGATACCGTTTTCATCTTTTATAAGACTCTCAGTTATCATATCCTGAGCTAATTTTTGTGAACGATTGCTGTAGAATTCGGTACTTAGTCCTGAAAAAGCATCACGAACAGATGCGTCACGAGTCAATTTTATATTCTCTTCCCGTAGCGTATCCCTTTCTGCCGTCAGATCTGCTATTTCATGATTGGCAGCATCCAGATCTTTACCTTCCTCTTTCAGGCGGGCCAGCTCTGCATCACGTTGCTTCTTTTCAGAGGCTTTTACAGCTGCTTTAGCTGCATCACGTTCTTTATAAGCATTGTCTAGCAATTTTTTGACTTCTGCTAGATCGGCGTTTCCGTCCGGCTTTGGCGGCACAGGAGGTACTCCCTCTTGTCCTGCCGGTGGTGTTTCGCCTTCCACGTCTTCTACAACAGGTGCGTCTCCACTCGGGGCTGCCGGGGCACCTCCATTGTTAGAGCCATCACCATTTTCTTGTTCATATTTTATCTTATTTAATTTAAATCTGTTCATTATAAACCTCTGGGCACAACCCATAAAGCAGAGTCACGGACTCTTTAGAAATATGCAAGAATTTATGACTGAAGTCAGTCTTCAAGGAAATAAACTCTCGCGGGTTAATATAACGGGCAAAGCTCAACCTACGCCGTACCAGTACCTATCATTGCTGAAGTTATCTTCTACAGGCTCTAGTATGTCTTCCTTTTTCAATATATCGGACTCTTGCATAATCTTACCCCCGACAACTGACTTACCGGGTACTGGAATAAGTCCTAGCCTTATAGCCTCCTCCATATACTTGTTGTAAAGATCTTTGGGAAGGCCCCTATTCAGCATCTCTTTCAAGGTTAACTCTATGCTGTTCTTGTTTAGAGATTTTGCGTACAACTCTCGGAGGGCTTTCCTGGCAACAACCATATCAGAAGCATTTGTGAAAAAGGCATCATGGATGGTGCTGGTGGATATTTTATTCTTCTTACCCCATACGTGAAAGTTCTTCACTAACGTCGCGTCGTTAGAGTGATTCCCATTGACAGCATAGGCCGTTCTAGCTCTGGTTGCGTCTCCTATGTCGTTTATCTTACCACTCTTATTTATAGCTTGCTCCCACCATGTAGCCTCGGTTTTCTGGGGTACTTGTATTATGTTAGTTGTCCATTGTCCGTCTGAATTCTGATAACGTAGACGCTCCTCAAATCTCTGTGTGAAATTTTGTTCTATTATTTTACCGTCGAAATTAACCCAGGGTACGTTAGTCCAACTCTTAGGCATCTTATTTGCATAGAATAACTCAAACTCAGTCAATTTCTTTATCTGAGCTATTTCCACTGTAAGAAAAGTTGTACCAGTACGTCTAGACTCTGGTGTTACAACGCCTTCGAACAAATTACTAAGTACACCATCCGGCTTCCAAAAATGTAGACGTTTGAGTATATTCTCGGTAACTGGTTCTCCCGGCTTCAGACCGAGCTGCAAGTTGATAAAGTCAGGAAGTATGTAATTGCTCTTTTTCTTTGCGCCAAATACCATTCTCTTGCCTATAGAAACCCAATCAAAAGCAGCCTTCGATGGCTTGGCATTCACCATAAAGTCTTGTGCCAGTCTGCCAAAAAACTTGGTAAAGTCTTTCAGGATAGGCACTTCTTCACTGAGCTTCTCTGACATTATCTTTGCAATTGCTTTGAAGTCATTGGGCGTCACTACATTCTCGTAGGCTCTTGTCATTTTTAACACCAACTGTTTGGTGTCTTTGTCCAAGAAGTAGAGATCTTCCATAAGTTCATTACCGGGGGGTAAGCCCTTGTCGAAAACGTCTTTTACGTTTTTACGGAGCGCCATTAGCTCGTTATACGTATCCAGGTCCAGCTTCTTGTAGCGTGCAGCCCTGGCGGAGATTTCTGCGAGAACAGTATCCCTGTCAGCTGCCTTTACTACTAATGTATCTGTCTGCCTATCAAGTATCTTAGCTAGCTTACCTTCTACATTAAGTACTGCAGTCCTCTCTCCCGCACCGTAAAATGTTACCATGTTTTGAGCTTTCGCGGCTTTCCTTAAGTCTTTCTCAGTCAGCTGTAATTTTACGTTAAGCGCCTTGAATCTGTCATCATTGTATGTTGCTGCTGCTATTTCATCGTATAGCCTTCTCTTCTGGTTAGTAGGTACTACATTACTGAGCTCTGCCAACTGCTTATTTCTTGTGGTAAGCGCAATAATTTGAGCACCGGAAGAAGACGCGTCTTGCTCCAGGGCCAAAGACATTTTATAACGATTTAGACGTTCAAGGGATAATGTACTGTAGTTTCCGTCCAGATAGTTATCTATCTTGGCAGACTCTATTGCGAACCTGAAAAACTTACCTAATTCTTCACCCTCGATCTGTTTTACTATTCTATTATTAAGTATCTTTCTCAGATCATTGGGCTTACTTCTTATCATTAGATTGCCAATATTTACTAAGTCTTTCCTGAATGAGGCTGCTATGGCTTGCCTGCCTGATACCGTAAGTCCATTATAACTACCCTCGAATACATCATCCAGCCCACCCAGGAAAGCTCCTACTTGGTCTTCGTAGTTTCTAAATGAATTGGCACTGAAGTTTTTGGCTTCTGCCGAATTCAAGAAAGGTCTGAATGACTCACCAGATTGAGGCCCTATTAGTGCTTTCTCGTAGATGCGTCCTCGATGATCCAAGAAGGCCTTATTGGAAAATGCGGCATCTTTGTTTCTCAACCATTCCATACCTTTGAAGCGTTCGTAGGCGTCTCCTCTGCCTGCCATGAAATGCTTGTATTCATTCAGACTCTCATAAAGTTTGGCTTGGCCTTTATCATCTCTGAAAGCAAGTAAGTTTCTTATGAAGTCATAGAAGTCGTTATCTATTTTGTACTTACTCTGGCTTGTCCAATTCAAAGCTTCAACCAAGTCTTTGTCTATCAGCTCAGTAGGAAAGTCAGAAAAGGAAGAGGTAGAGGTTATGGGTATTCTTGTGTCGACTTGACCAAAACGAGTTTTTGTGAAGTAAGTCTTATAGCCTTCTCTGAAGTAAAGGTTTGTG